AAGAAGAAATCGTAAATCCATTACAGTTGTTCCACTTGAAAATGCAGATCAACAAACTTCAGATCAATGGACAAAGATCATTTTAGGAATTCTTAAAAGGGAAAACGGATATGATACGATATCCGAAGCATTCCATCAAGGAGCATGTGTTACCGGAATGAATCTTTTACAAGTTTATTTGGATTGGCAAAATGATCCTATATCTGGGGATATAAAGATTGATAATATTCCTTACAATTATTTTTTTGTGGATCCTTATTTCAGAAAGCCTGATTTATCAGATGCTGCTTTTGTATGGAGAAGAACTTATTTATCACATACTGCGGCCGCTGCTTTAATGCCTAGTAAGTATGATGAGATTATGGCATTGCCTGGAAACCCAACAGGAACTGGACGGGATGGTAGATTCCAATATGCTGCTGAATCTTATGGCCAAACACAACAAAATAGGATTGCTTATGATGAATACTGGTATCGTGATTATAGAAATCAAAAATTATTAGTTGATAAAGAAACTGGTGAAATAAGAGAATTAACTGTAGAAGAACAGGAGAATATAGATATTCCTAAGCTTATTAAAGAAAATCCCAGACTTACTTTTATCGAACAACAAATTCCTACTATACGACTTGCCATAATGATTCAGGATAAAGTCTTTTATGATGGTCAAAATCCTTTAAATATTGATCGATATCCTTTCATTCCTGTCATTGGTTATTACAATCCCATGATGCCTTATTTTTATTCAAGAATTCAGGGAATATGTAGATCTTTAAGAGATCCGCAAATGTTATTAAATAGAAGAATTATTTTATCAGCTGATCTGCTTGAAAGTGTTGTAAATTCAGGCTTCATATTTAAGGAAGGTTCCGTTGTAGATGTTGCAACTTTATTAAATACCGGACAAGGCAGAATTATACCCGCTACAAAAGATGCTAATATTGCTACGGATATCGTTCCTATTCAGCCTCCGCAGATACCTCCATCTTTCTTTCAATTACAAGAAACCTTCAGTAAGGAACTCAACTTTGTTTCGGGAATATCCGAAGAAAATATGGGTCAGATAGTTGATGATACAGCTTCGGGATTTAAAGCAGCATTGCGTCAGGGAGCGGGTTTAACAACATTGCAACCGATCTTTGATCGGCTTGATTCTTCATGCAAATTATTAGGTGATTTAATAATGGAAGTTGTAAGAAGTAATTATACACCCGCCAAAATTAAGAATTTTCTGGAAGGTGAACAACCCGCACCGTTGTTCTATAATAAAGCATTCGGCAAGTATCATTGTGTTGTGGCACTTGGATTTGATACAGAAACACAAAAACAAATGCAATTTCTCCAATATGTACAACTTAAAGGACTCGGTGTTAATATTCCTGATAACAGAATGATAGAAGCGGCAACAATACAAAAGAAAACTGAATTGATGCAGGAACTTGCTCAACAAGCACAAGCACAAGCGCAAATGCAACAAGCACAACAACAAGCTGAAATTCAAAATCAACAAGCTGTTACTGAATTGTCAAAAGCCCGTGCAATTGCGGATCAGGGCCTTGGCATGGAAAGAGCTAGTCGAATTGCCGAAAATCAACAACTAGCACAGGAAAGAAAGTCCCAGGCAATCAAAGAAGATTACGAAGCATTATTAAGTTATGTTAAGGCTATTAAAGAAATAGAAAATATCGACATTCAACAAATTGAAAAAATGCTAGCTCTTAAACAAATGTTAGAAGAACAAAAAAGCTCTGCAACTAATCAGAATGTATCTGAAGAAGTTAGAGGGCAACAACCCTTGCAAAGTCCTGCGAAGCCTTTAGGCGAAGTAGGACAGCCTACTACACTACAAGCATCACAAGCTCCACAAATGTAGGATATGCAATTACTTCGAAAGGTCACTAAAAATGACGAAACGATATCATCATTCTCGACCCAAAATGAGTATGGAACGCGAAGAAAAATTAGAAGAAAAAGTTCATCCCGGAATACATAAGGAGATTTCCAAAATGGCAAAGAAACCATTCCAAAAACATAGTCATTCATATCATCATCACACTAAAGATCATGGTTCTCATGAAATTGAAGCGGCTATGCACCATGAAAAAGCGCCTCATAAATACGGTCATCATTCACCGGTTCCTAATGTAGTTCATGGTCATTACAGACCGGCTTCACACGAAGCACATACTTCCGATTATGAAGTATCAAAGTCAAAAATGGCTCATGATGGTTCGATGATTGCCGAAGATCATGGCGCACCTTGTTTATTGCCACAACATGTAATTGAAAGAGAATGGTCCGGAATTCATAAAGGTTATGAAACTTCTCCTATTAATGATCTATTTACTTCCGTACAGGAACAAATACATGAGGAATCGGGAGAAATACATAAAGAAACCAAACCTCAAAAAGTATAGGATTAATATGCCGGGAATGATTAGAACCAATGAAAAAGCAATGAAAATTGCTTATAAAATTTTAAAAGTTCATAAAAATAAACAGCAAAAAAACGAACCGAAGGCTTCTGATAAAAAACAAAGAGAATGGTTCAGAGATTCATCTACGGCGCAATAATTTTGGACACAGAGGAGGCATTCATTTTTCTCCTATTTAGGCCTCCTTCTTTTAAAAAACAAGGAAAGATATGAAAAAAACAAAGGTTGCCGCCGGAGTTAGTTTGCCCCGTGGCAAAATGAGTAAAATACGCAAAAAGAAAGGCTCGGGATCAGCAGGTAAATATAAAAACATAAAACCTACTAAATTCGCCGGTGCAGCTGGTGGCGCCAGTAAATACAGTTTTCCGATTCAGGATATAGCTCATGCACGCAACGCTTTGGCGCGTTCACATAATGCGCCTAACCCAGCCGGCATTAAAGCAAAGGTTTATAGACAATATCCTGAATTAAAGAAGAGATTCAAAGCAATACATCCGCATGCTACAATAAGATAGGAATGAAATGGCTGGAAAGAAAACAAAAATTGCTATTAAAAAAGCAATGAAACATTCTGATAAATTAGGTGCAGGCGCAGCTAAAAGAAAAAAATTAAATGGCAAAGATAAAATAGCAACAGTAATGAAAGAATTTGCCAGAGGAACTTTAAGAAGTAGCCATGGCCCGAAAGTAACCAATCCCAAACAGGCTCTAGCTATAGGATACAGTGAAGCGCGAAGATATGGCTCAAAATTACCAAAGAAGAAATCACGAAAATATTTTGCTACAATTAGATAAGCACATACAACCTTCCTTTAAATGTTCTTTTGTATTAAGTTACAGAAGGACATTTAATTTGCCCCACAGTTGTGGGACAATTTGGAATAAAAGATAATTATGAATAAAAAAAAGACATATGGTCAGCAAATATACGATCATAAAATAAAAGATCTTGGATTTGAAGATGATATTATTGAATATCGTAAACAAATGGAAAAAGATATTATTCTGGAATTGAATAATTGTGTTAATCAAGCTCTTAAAAAAACGCTTTATCAGAATAAAGATTTCTATCTTGTTATGTTAATGAAAGTTGAGCCTGTTGGCAAATCAGCGCAAACAATTATTCTTGCCCGGCAATCCTGTCCCTCTCCGGTTTATAAACAATCAGTTTGGAAATATCATCATTTATCCCATGCTTTGGAATTTCTTTGGGCTATTCCTGATAAAATTCTTTATTATCATGTTTTAAATAATTTAGGAAAATATTTAAATGATAAAGAAACACAGGATCTTGCTAAATTTGTTCATTTGATGGAATCTGGTGAATTATTGAAATGGATTAAACATGAAAATGGAGAAAAAGTAGATGCTGTTATCAAAATTACCAAGGAGAATGAATGTCAGACGATACATTGAATGTACAACCTGAAAAACAACCCGAAACAGTTCAAAACAACCCTGAAAAATCGCCAAATCCAGAATCATCCAAAGAACAGAATATGCGGATTTTAAGAGAACGTGCTGAAAATGCAGAAGCAAAAATAAGACAAATGGAACAATATATGACTCAGCAACAACAGCAAAAACCGGTAGAAGACGATTTGGGAATTGATGATGATTCTTATGTGGAAGCACGATATTTAAAAAAAATTCATAAGGAATTAAAAGAAACCAAAAAACAAATGGAAGAAATGTCCAATCGGGCAATACAACAAACGGCTGAAATACGATTGAAATCCCAATATGCCGATTTTGATGCAGTTGTTAACGAAGAAAACATTAAAGAATTTGCCGTAAAACATCCCGAAGAATATTCAACATTATTATCCAATCCCGATCTTTATGCCAAAGGCAAAACCGCATATAATATGATTAAACATTTCGGATTAAAAGATAAATATGAAAATGTGGATAAGAAAATGGAAGAAAATAAATCGAAGCCGCGCTCATCCGCTTCTGCTCCATCTCAACCGGCGGATGCGCCATTGACCAGAGTTGGCGATTATGATAGACGTATTTTATCTGATGAACGGAAAAAACAACTATATGAACAGGTTTCCAAAAGTAAGCAATATTCCTAATCCTTTACCTGATGCCAAACTCT